CAAGAAGCAAATGACCCAGACACGGGCAAAAGAAGGTAAGTGATGTATAAAGTAACTGCATGGTGGAAGGGTAAAAAAATATCCCAAAAATTCTATGATGTACACGATGCTATAGAATTTCGTGATGATGTTGATGCACACTATCCTACAAAGATAATATTCAGAAAGGTAATATCAATGAGAGAATTTATTTACAACAGCTGGAATGTAGTGATGGATCACGAAAAGAATCCATTGAGCTCAATTCCAGACTTTAGTACACGACACATGATTATGCAAGTTTTAGCGTGGATGTGGTGTATCGTATTTGGTATCATGGTTGGTAGCATGTACATGGGGGTGTTTAGTATGACACTTCACACTCTATTGATTGGAGCAATAGCAATCACTGTTGGTACTTTTGAAACTGCTAAACGCCGTCCACAATTCTTTGGTGGATTTGGTAGAGGCAAAGGTGGTGAACATGAGTAACCATAATGAAGCAGGCGATAACAAGGGTGCTATTTTGGCATTCTTAATTATCGCTCTAATGATGATTGGTACACCTATTGCAATCGGAACATCAATGGGTTGGTTCAATCTATTTGGAATTTTGGGACTATAATTCGAACATAAAAGGAGATATAATTATGGCGTTTGAAGTGAGAAAGATGCACAAACTGTCTGACCAAATCGAAGCACTTGCATACGATTGGGCAGCGACAGATGTGTGTGAATATTTTGGTGTTGAGTTTATCAGTGAGTTGACAGAAGACCAAGCAGTAGAAATGTACAACTATGCTGAGAGTGAAGAGTGTTACGAAGGATATGTCGGCACTGTATTGCGTACCATGTACGAACAATGGGCAGAGGAGAATCAACAAGATGGCTAATCATGTACATTTTGCAGTTGCATTTCATCAGATTAATGATGATGCACGAATGAAACTGAAAGAGATGTTTGGACGTATTCGTGAAGAATCGTCACACAAATGGTTCTCTGATATCTTTGTTGAGGGCGACTTGACATATGAAGAGACAGAAAAGTACGAGTGGACTACTGCAAACATCGGCCCAAAGTGGTGTTATTTTGAGGATTACTCTGCCGAAGCGACTGATGTGTACTTCACTGGCGAGGCTGCATGGGCTTCACCACAACAGGGGTTGGAGAAACTACTAGGTATTCTGGTAGAGTATGACCCCAAAATCATTACATCTATCACATATGAGGATGAAGGGCCAAACTTCTTTGGTGCAGATATATATGAAGGCGAAGAGATGTTTGATGGTATTGAATATGACTATGAGGAAACCATTGATCTTGTTATCAATGACTCAGAACAATTGACTGAAGAGTCTTATGTTGATGGAGAATGGGTTGATCAAGAGGCAGAAGATACTTTCCATGAAGAGATGTGGGAAGTTATCAGTAATGTTCAATACAGTCTAATTGGTGAATGTGAAGAAATAATTAAGGAGAACCAGAGTGAGTGATTTCAAACGCCGTATTGTCAAGGCAGAAAAAATAGAATATTTTGAAGAGATTATAGATGGGGAAAGACGTATTCGTAAGGAAACGGAGACATTGACGTATTTTCCAGATGGGACAACCCATCATAATCCAACCACCTGTACGACAGTCGAATATCTATGATTGTAATGAAACCTGTAGACCATAGGGTTGCTACTCTATTCGTACAGGAACGTCACTATAGTCAAGTGATGCCAAAACTAACCAAGCACTATTTGGGCGCTTACCAAGATGATGAATTGGTAGGTGTCCTAACGCTTGGTTGGGGTACAAATCCTATGGGTACGATTAAGAAGATGTTCCCAGAACTTTCTACATGTGATTACTACGAGATAGGTAAGATGTGTATGGATGATTCTATGCCACGCAACTCTGAGTCACAGATGCAGAGTGCTACAATTGCATGGATGAAGAAGAACACACCAGACGTTAAGTTTCTATACACATGGGCAGATGGTATTGTGGGCAAACCTGGCTACGTCTATCAGGCGGCGAACTTTCTATATGGTGGGTTTATTTGGAGTGACGTATATGTCACAGATGAGGGCGAAAAGGTACACTTCAGAACCATTCAACGTAAGATGAAGAAGGTAATGAACCGTATGGATACCAAGTATGGGCCCAGACCTTCTGACGCACATATGGGTGAACTAGGGTTCTCTCGTGTATTCGGTAAACAATTTAGGTACATTTATCCTATCACCAAGAAATCTAGAAAGTTATTAAAACATTCTGCAATGGAATGGACACTAGATTATCCGAAGGATAAAGACTTGCAATGGAAGATTAAACGCCCTGGCGAGCTATCCTACACGCTCACAGACACCATGCCTTATGAACATAAAGGTGATAGTGTAGAACACAACAAGAGTAACGTAAATAGAGTTGCCGACAAATATGGGGTGGCAACGCTTGACAGTTTCTTTACATAGTGATATAAATACATGTAAGGAGATTTGCCATGCCAGCGATACAATTAAAAGACTTCAACAAAACTGCTTCTAGTGGGCCATATGCTGGTGAAACTAGGGACAAGATTTTTGAACTTAAAATCAAGGATAAGAAAGACTTTGTTCTTGGAACAAGTAAGTCTGGCAAAAAGGTTAAGGGATTAGACTACAATAAAAAGACACGAGAGTTTACTTATATAGACGGTAAAAAAGAAGTCACAGTCAAGTTCTCTAAGATATTCAAAGACCCAGACTTTGGTGGTGGTTCTGGTTCTGGTGGTGGTGCGGCAGATACCGCTCTAACAGAGTCATTGCAATGTTACTACTGTTCGTATGTATTCAACTATGCAACATCCCATCCATGCAAATCAGTATCAGATGCACAACTCAAACAAGCTGGTGCATATGCACATACAGATAAGACGCTAGACCAGTGCTTAAAATCAGGCCCTGCTGATTGGGTTGCATCAGACGTATATTTAAAGACTGCAAACAAGATGTACAGTGAACTAAAGTTTGCATCTGGTAAGGTGCATTTCCATCGTGGTTCATCATTTATGAACGCAGTATACGCTGCAAAGGCAGAATGTCACAAGAAAGACAAGGCATCTGGTGATGCTCAAGCGCCGGGCAGTTTCTCACATGATAAGTGGAATCCTGGCGATATCTGGGCATCTACATTCTCATCAGCATCTACACCACTAGCAAAATTTACTGACTCTTGGGGACAACTCAATGGAGAGGTACTTAGACTTGGTGGCGGTGGAGACAAGAGAAACATTCAACTCTTAGGCATATCACTAAAGAAGATTGGTGCAAATGCATCTGCAAAGTTACAAGAGTTCTCTACACCAGCACAGAAAGCAGGCAGAGAGACATATAAGTGGGAAGGGTACACTTATGGTAAAACAGGAGACTTCTTTAACTCACAAGACATTTATGTAAAGATATCTGGACAAGACGTACAATTCAGAACATTTGGTGGTTCTACGTCATGGCAGGGTGAGGTAAAGGGTGCATCTGCAGCTGGTGGTAAAATCGGTGGCGGTAACGTAGACTTCTATACAAAGAAGATATTCAAGAAAAGTGTATATGGTAGTAAGACAAGTGAAGCACAGTTCTTGACTGAATCAAAGAGCGCTTCATTTAACTATGACAAGAAACTCTATGATGCATATGTTAGACATTGGGGTGGACAGACACAATCTAAATCAAAACTAAACGAACAAGAATTCATGTCATTATTGGAGGAGTCTGATGACAACTTCAAGAACAGTAAGATATTATGCATGAACTTCCTAGACGCAGTGATGAGTGGTAGTGGGCCTCAGAGAAATGAACTTGCAACTGCACTATTCAGATACGCTAGTTCAGACACCGACCAATCAAGTTACTTTGTAAAATTGTATTGACATTCTTGTTATAGGATGGTATTATAGTACATCTAATTAATTAAAAGGTTATTTACATGCCAGCACTATTCAAACCAGACAGGTTCGACATCGAGCAGGAAATCAATGAAATCGGACACTTTGCCGATATAATCAAGAGTTACGCCGACATGTTGTATGACGGACAACGGACACAATCATCAGACGATATTCACACAACTTTACATGGGTTTGCTAATCTATTGGATTCACACTCATTGAAGATGCATGAAACTCATTGTAAACATTACGACTTAAATCAATATGCTAGAAAGGACTACGATGGAATTCCAACGGAAGATTAAACATTTAGAAGGCAAACACCAGAACCTACATAAGAGAGTAGAAGCTCTGGAAGCAGAGAACGCCCCAGAGTTTTCTGTTATAAAAGCAAAGAAAGAAAAACTTCTGGTGAAGGATGAAATCAATCGACTCTACGCTCAGTACGAGTCAGACAGTGGAATAGAGTATTTTGGACGATGAAGACAAAGATACATATCAATCAGCATATAATCAAGAAGAATGCAAAGACAGGTGAACGTGAGCCTGTGATTACATGCAAAACGTATAAAGAGAATAGGTATGGACATGAAGTGCATATCAAGGGCGACAGTAAAGTCGTGTACAGTCCAGACAAACCACTATCATGTGGTGCAAAGGTATGGATTGAGACAGAGGGCGAGGTAGTAGTACTTTGAGTAATATCGGTGTACAGGTTGTTGTGACATTAGACAAGTTTGCGACATGCGACTTGCTAAAGGAACTGTATAATCGTATCGGTGACAGACTGGGCGACCCAGAACCACAACACGACCCTTGTATCGACAGGTTGACTGATAAAGAGATTAATGACTTGCATGTCACACTCTTTCAGATTGACAGACGTTGGTACGAGGTAGAACGTGCAGAGATGATCGAAAGGAATCAATCACATGTTTAGTAAACAATGCAAAGCTCACTTAGAAGAGAAGGGTGAGACAGCACTAGAACATATGGGTGTTGCGCTCAAGACTGCTGTACGACTACAGTTGCTTGTGCCTGCCCTTATTATTCATTCGGTAGCACCACGCTGCTTTACCAATACGACTACGGAAGTATTGAAGGACATACTGGACAATAGAAAGTAGTATGAAGTGGGTATCGTTGGATTTACACATAT